GGCATCGCGCGTGGCAGCGTGCGTGGCAGCGTGCGTGGCAGCGAGCGTGGCAGCGTCCGTGGCAGCGCGCGTGGCAGCGTACGTGGCATCGAGCGTGGCAGCGCCCGTGGCAGCGCGCGTGGCATCGAGCGTGGCATCGTCCGTGGCAGCGCGCGTGGCATCGCGCGTGGCAGCGTCCGTGGCAGCGTCCGTGGCAGCGCGCGTGGCAGCGAGCGTGGCAGCGCCCGTGGCAGCGTCCGTGGCAGCGTCCGTGGCAGCGCGCGTGGCAGCGTCCGTGGCAGCGAGCGTGGCAGCGTCCGTGGCAGCGTCCGTGGCATCGCGCGTGGCAGCGTCCGTGGCAGCGCGCGTGGCAGCGCCCGTGGCAGCGCGCGTGGCACCTCTTGTCGCCCGATTCTTACGCAACCACCATATGCCGGCCGCGAACCCGCCGGCCATCGCCATGACGAACGGAGACGGCGCGATTACAACCCGAGGCGGCTGTAGTTTAGCGGCGGCGTAGAGCGCCCGAATCGCCGGCACGATCTTGTCGGGCTCGATTGGGGCCGTCCGAAACGCGCGGCTCGTCCATAGCTCCACGCAATCGGCCATCTGCGCGCGCTCGGCATCAGTAATGCCGCCGCCGACAAAATCCGGGCGGCGCACAATATTGGTTTTCTTCGCCATGATTTAATCCGCGACGCGGCGCACTTCTTCGCCGCGCTCCTCGACTTGATAGATTTGCCGATAGATCGGCGCGTCAAGTGTGACCGCCGCGTGCTCTTCGTGCGTCAGCGCGGCCGACTCGACCACTTGCAAAAAACGCTCGGCTCCGGCTGACCATACGCGCACCTTCGGCCGCTCGATGGTCTGCACGATGCGATGCGCGTGGCCGGTCACTTCGCCGTAGGCCAGGATCACGTCGCCCTGCGGCGTCGATTCCGTCGCGCCCTTCGGGATCGCGTCCACCGCGATCAACAGCACGTCGCCTTGCCGGATGATTTTTTGCATTGCCTTCTCCTAGTTAAGTGTTCCGGTGCTGATGAGCACCAGCAACACGCACGCGCCGACCAATATGATCCGCTCTGCGAGGATTGTCCAATCGTCGGCGGTCATTCGTCACCCCGCGCCAGCCCGGCGGCGATTTCGTCCCACTCGCCGGTATCCTTCGCCGTATCGGCGCGGTAGTCGATGTAATCCTTGCGCAGCTGCGACAGCAGCGCGTCAACCCGCACGTCGGGATCGCCTTGCGCCATGGTCTGCACGATCAGCGCGAGCGACGCCGGATCGTCGCGGTCGGTGAGCCATGCCGCGAACGTATCCTCCCTTGACCGTCCGGCGATTTCGTCGTCGGCGCGATCCTCGATTACGCGCATGATGGCGTTTTCGTCGGCCGCGTCGAAGGCCGCGTCGTGGTCGTGCTGCGTGGTGCCGGTTGGGTAGTCGCCCATTTGCCGCCCCTTTTGTTGTGGTCCGTGCCTGTATATTAGACGACGGTATTAACAATGCAACACAATTATTTCTATGGATAACGCGGCGACCATAGATTTTCTTGTGTTGACAAACGCGCGGTGGCGGCTAATATATGCGTTATGACCTACGACGAAGCTATTGCATGGGCGGGCGGCAAACAAGCCGATTTGGCGGCTAAACTCGGATTGACGCAGGGAGCGGTCAGCCAATGGCGGCGGAAATTGCCTGATTACATGCAATTCAGGATCGAGGTGTGCAGCGGCGGGGCACTCAAGGTAGACCCGGCGATCCTGCCGCCGGAGTTGCGCCAACCATGATTCCGCCCGCCAACAGCACGCCGCCGGATTCCTCCCATTGCCGGCCGCGTCCCTCGGGCACCCGTCCTGTGTGGCGGGTTTTTCTCTGATGGCCGACCGCGCCTACTTCGCCGGCCGATGGGCCGCGCAGGAGGCCCGCAGGGCGGGGCAGGCGCGCGCGGAGGATGCGCAGTACCACGGCCAGGTAAAGCCGCGCTGGCAGTCCGGCAGCGAGGCCGTAGACACAGATCAACGGGCGAAAGCGGATGCCGGAGCGCGTGGGGTCGCTCCCCTGCCGGACGCAGCGAGTAGCCCTCCCCTATATGCCCTGGTCGCCCTGTGTCGCGCGGCGGGGCTTCCCGAGCCGATCCCCGAATACAAGTTTCACCCGCTGCGCAAGTGGCGGGCCGACCATTGCTGGCCGATCCACAAACTCATCGTGGAAATCGACGGCGGGCTGTTCGTCCAAGGGCGGCACAGCCGCGGAGCGGGACAGCCGAAAGACATGGAAAAACTAAACGCGGCGGCCATGTTGGGCTACCGCGTCCTGCGCTATTCGCCAAGCCAGATCGAGCGCGAATGCCTGCGGGATTTGCGGATCATGTTGGCATGACACCATCCTATACAGACTTCCTTATAAGCAAGCGCCCGCGGCATGTCGCGCGAGGGATCGATGTCGCCAATCTCGCTGAACACCTATTCCCATACCAGGCAGAGTGCGTGCGATTCCTCCTGCGCGTCGGTAGCGGCGGACTGTTCCTAGACACCGGACTTGGGAAAACACTTTGCGAGCTAGAATGGTCGGAGCACGCTCGCCACGAAACAAACGGCAGCGCACTGATCCTAACGCCGCTGGCGGTCGCGCACCAATTCGCCGCCGAGGGCGTGAAATTTGGATATGACGTGCGAGTGATACGCGACCAATCCGAGGCCGGCGACGGCATCAACATCTGCAATTATGACCGCATAGACAAGCTTGACCCGGACGCATTCGGGGCGATCAGTCTTGACGAGTCAAGCATTCTAAAGAATTCCAGCGGCAAGACTTCGCGGGATTTGATCGCGGCGTTTTCCGGGCATCGCTTCCGGTTGTCGGCTACTGCTACGCCGGCCCCAAACGATCACATGGAGCTAGGGCAGCATTCACAATTCTGCGGGGTGATGTCATCGGCCGAAATGCTGTCACGATTCTTCATCAACGACACATCCGTCGCGTCGCAAAACTGGCGATTGAAGCGCCACGGCGTGACGGCGTTTTGGGATTGGATGGCATCATGGTGCCGTATGGCGGCCATGCCGTCAGACCTGGGCGACAAGGACGACGGGTTCATACTGCCACCGCTGCGCATCGAGCGCCATCACGTCCAATCGAAGTTAACGGCGCCGGAGGGGGATCTATTCGCGTCCGATGTGGTATCGGCAACGAATATGCACGAGGTCAAGCGCCGGACCGCTGGCGAGCGAGCGAAGATCGCCGCAGAACTCGCCATGTCTAACAATGATCCGTGGGTAATTTGGGTTGACACGGATTACGAGGCCGATGCGGTCAAATCTGAATTGCGCGGCGCTTTTGGCGTAATCGAGGTGCGAGGGTCAATGTCGATCGACTCCAAAGAGTCGGCGCTTGACGCTTTTGCGGACGGATCTGCGCGCGTTTTGATAACAAAGCCATCCATCTGTGGATTTGGCCTCAATTGGCAGCAATGCGCGCATACCGTATTTGTCGGCCGTTCATTCAGTTATGAATCATGGTATCAGGCCGTGCGCCGATTCTGGCGCTTTGGTCAAAAGCGCGAAGTGCATGTGCATATCGCGGTAGCGGTCGGGGAAGAGTCCATCGGCGCCGTGATTGACCGCAAGGCCGACGACCACGCAAGCATGAAGGCGGCGATGCGCGCCGCGATGCTGCGAAATATCGGTCGTTCGTCGCGGGTTCGCGTGCCCTATAACCCGACACATCAAGGGAGACTCCCGCAATGGCTATCCGCTGCCTGAATGAGTCGCACGGAGATACTTGGACCGCGTACCACGGGGATTGCGTTGATGTGGTCAAGCAGATCCCAGACAACAGCATCGGGTTTTCCGTTTACTCGCCTCCGTTCGCGTCATTGTTCGTGTATTCGGATTCCGAGTGCGATATGGGTAACAGCGCGAGCGACGAGGAATTTTACGATCACTATGCGTACCTGATCGGCGAGATTTACCGGGCCACGAAACCAGGCCGGCTGACGGCCGTTCATTGTTCTGACCTGCCGTTGACCAAATGGCGCGATGGTAACGTCGGGATAAAGGATTTTTCCGGCCAGATCATTCGTCTGCATCAAGAGGCCGGATGGGTTATGCACTCGCGCCGCACAATCTGGCGTTGTCCTGTGGTCGAAATGACGCGCACAAAGCACGTTGGCCTGCTCTACAAGCAATTGCAATCCGACAGCGCCAAGTCGCGCGGAGGAATGCCGAACTATCTGATTACATTCGTCAAGCCCGGAGAAAACGCGGAACCGATAAAACATACGCCGGAGTCGTTCCCGCTGGACCAATGGCGGGAGTGGGCGTCGCCCGTCTGGATGACGGTTGACCAGACCAACGTACTCAGCGTCAAGGCGGCGCGCGGCCAGAACGACGAAAAACATCTGTGCCCGATGCAGCTTGACGTGATTCAGCGCGCATTGGTGCTGTGGAGCAACCCGGGCGATGTCGTGCTGTCGCCGTTTATGGGCATCGGCAGCGAAGGGTATGAGTCGATCAGGGCTGGCCGTCGCTTCGTCGGCGTGGAATTGAAGGAATCGTATTGGCGGCAAGCGTGCGAATATCTGGCCGCCGCGTCGGCGCAATCGGATCTGTTCGCGGCATGATCGTTACCGGCCATAGCCTGACTGCGATTATCGCCAAGGCAGAGTCGGCCGAGGATCGCTACGGCCCATTTGCGTCCACACACGAAGCCCTCGGCGTGGCGTGCGAGGAATGGGACGAGCTGCGCGCGGCGATCCACGCCAACGACCTAGACGCGGCCCATAAGGAGGCGATCGATCTCGCGGCGGTCATGTACCGACTGGCGATGCACTGCGCCGCCGGCGGCGATTTCGCTGGGCGCAGCACGAAATAACAGTACGCCCCACGCTGGGTAGGGCAGACGACAGCGGCGGGAGGCGAATAGCGGTACTGGAAGGCAGGCGCGGAAGCACCGCACATCCCGGCGGCGAAGTCAGAACCGGGGCGCCGAAAGTCTGACGGGTGCTGTGGCTCCGAAGGAACACGGCTGAAGGACGAACGCGCACCTGGCGCCGGGCAAGGCTAGGTGCGTCCACCAAAGGAACATAGGCGTGGACTACCGGCTAAAGACTACAAGCGCTGACATAGGAATAGACGATGTTTTGCTAGCAGGTCTGAAACGGCGGTATCCGACGAAAGACGTAGATGGTGAGTTATCCACAATGGCCCTTTGGCTCGAACGCTACCCAAAACGCCGGCCGGCGAACGGATGGCGCTTTGTGGATAACTGGTTGCGGAGGGCGCCGGATGTGGTAAGGCCGCCGCCCGTGGTTCATGCGTGGTGGACCACTGACGGGCGGACGATCAATCAGGGCGCGGCGGTCGGTCTGGCGCCCAGGGCGGGAGAGACGATGGCGACGTTCAGGGACCGGATTGCGGCCAAGATGAGGGCGGCATGAAAACGGCCGCCGAGCGGGCAGCTGCCATAGCCAAACTTGCCCGGAGCGCGAAGGAAGCGGCGGGGGTCACTGCCAAGCCCGAATTTGTCGGCCCGCCCGAGCGCCCGGAACCGCACCGCCAAGCATGGTTCAGGGTCTACGGCCCGACCGGGCCCGGTCAATTGGTCTTGGTGCGCCCGGACATGTCGGCCGATGAGGTACGTCAGACGTTTTACCCGGATGCACGGTCAATCCTGTGGGCGGGGGTGACGGGGCCATGAACCGATCAGACGCGACGCCATCTCGTGCCGCAGCGATGCGGCAACTACCGCGCGGTTGCTTCGTTATTACTCCACTCGGACGCCGGGCGAAGGTCATCGGCCACTATGACGACGGGGCGCTCGAACTGCGCTATACCGACAGCGACAGCCAACACAGCGACAACACGGTACGGCTACAGGCCCGACTGGTCAGGAGGGCCGATTGACCGGGCTATCGGACTACGATGTCATGTGGGGACGCCTGGTCAACTGGGGGCGTTGGGGCAGGCAGGACGATTGCCGCCCGGACCCAGAGTCCGTTACCGGGTCGATCTACAGCATGGGCCGCGCCAATCGGCAAGGCGAGGGCGACGACGACAGCCCGGCTGAGCCAGACGCTCCACCTATCGACCATCACGACGCGGAGGCAATCGACCGACTGATAGTCAAGCGTGTTGCGGCGCAGCATAGAATCACGATAAAGCGGGCGTTTTACTTGCGCGTATCGGTCTGGCGGCCGACGCTGGACGAAGCGATCCGCGCGATGATAGACGCCGATGGCTAAGGGACCCTCGCTCGTAGAGCGTATCCACCGGATGCTTATCGAGTCCGGCCGAGATCATCCGCGCAGCGAGATACGGGCGGCGCTGAACATCACGCCCGGCCAGTGTGACGCGGCCCTGGATATACTCTGCCGCACGGGCGATGCCGGCTATCATGGCGTCATCGGGCATCGGATGTATTTCGCCAAAACGACCGCCGCCCGCGTTGACCGGCGCGGCCTAACCAGAA